ATCGACTGGCGTGAACTCTTCGAGCAATGCGCGCGTGAGCGCAAGCTGATGGACACTTACGGGCTGACCTTCGACACCACGACGAAGAAGCCTACCGGCGATCCGGCGATAGACGCGACCAATCAGACAGGCTCCCAGCCCGCCCAGGCAGCGGCATGACCTCATTTTTGGAAGTTACTTCCGATGGATGATCCCCTCGACGCCCAACTTCCACTGATGCACAGCGGGATGAGTATCGCACTTCGCGATACCTACACCGCTGACGACAGCATTTGGGTGCCGCTTGAATACGGCGGCGTCAGTTGCAGGGCGAACGCGCTTGGCGACCTCCCGGCCCATGCCCGTATTCCTCTGCTCTACGGCGGGGTGGTCCTGTCGCCAGCCGATGTCACAGCCGCCAATACCAACCTGAATATGCTGTCGCTGGAAGACGGTTCCGGTTCATGGGAGTGGGAAACCGGGGATGAAATTGAGTGGCCCGGTGAAGGGGGAACTCCCTGATGCCGAACGTCTCCATCCTCAAGGCTTCGACCGTCGTCAATCCTGACGGGACGTTCTATCTCCCGCTCGCCAAGGTCGCGGACAAGGGCGCATACAAGGCCAACTTGCCGTTGCCAGCCGATACCGTGCCGTTGATGAACGAGGACGTGCCTTCGCCAGGTACCAGTATGACGTGGGCGAGAGCGGACCATATCCATCCGGCCAACACGTCCATGCTCGCGACGATGAAGTCGTACGTGGACGCGCAGAACAACGCGCTACAGGAACAGATCTCATCTCTGGCGCAGAACCTTCGGTTCATCGGTCAGGCCGATGTGGTGGCTGACAGCACGAGGTTCACGTCAGGGTCCGGCATCACGCCGTCGCCGGGGCCGTTGCCCGCCGCCTCGTCGGCCATGACCGGCTTCTACGTCATCGTTGTTGTCGCGGGCCGACCGCCAGCCGGTTCGCACATGCCAGCGGACGACTACGCGATGCACGATTGGATCGTGTGCGACGGCGTGAATTGGCAGCGGCTTGACGTGGGGGCCACGGCGTCAACCGCGTCCACGACTTCGGTCATGCCCGTGATTGACGGCATGGACGACGTGCAAGAGGTTCTGGAAACCCTCTACGAGGCCATGCCGTTACCGTCGAACGTGGTGCCGTTGATGGACGGCCTCGGTTCGGTCGGAACCGCCATTGAGTTTTCAAGGGAAGACCACAAGCATCCATCCGACACGTCGCGCTACGCGGCCAGCAACCCGGCTGGCTACGTCGATCCCGCTGGCGCGGCGGCGGCGGCTCCGGTGCAATCGGTGGCGACGAGGACCGGCGCGGTAACGCTGACGCATACCGACATCACCGATTGGGCGACGACGCTCGGTCAGTACGCGCTCATCAGTTCCGTGCCACAGGCGTCCTCGACGCCGCCAGCCATGAACGGCACGGTGGCTGTCGGTACCGGTACGACGTGGTCCAGAGGCGACCACGTACATCCGGCTGACACGTCGCGCTACGCGGCTAGTAACCCGGCTGGCTACCAGACGGCGGCACAGGTGACGACGACGCTCGGGTCGTATGCGTTGACCAGTTCCGTACCGGCGGCGTCCTCCACCGCGCCTTTGGCCAGTGCCAACGCCGCCGCTGTCGGCACCGGTACGACGTGGGCGCGAGGGGATCATGTGCATCCGATGCGTCCCGGCGTGACGGATGGTTCCGATGCTCCGGCTGGTCAGGTCGGTGAATACCTGAATGCACAGGTTCTTAGCACCGCGCCCATCGCCCTGGTCACGACGGTTGACAAGGGCATCATCGCGCTGTCGATCCCGGCTGGCGATTGGGACGTGTGGGGCGCGGTCGGCTTCACCTTGACCGGTAACAACAGCAACACCGTGTTGAAGGGCTGGTTGAACATCACGGGCGCGGCCACCGCGCCGTCGCTCGATCAGATGGGCGGGCAGTCGGCTATCTCGGCGGCGAACACCATCACCACGGTCATTTTGCCGCTGACACCGATCCGGGTATCGAAGTCCGTAGCGGGCAATGTCCAGTTGGGCGCTACATGCGGCTTCAGCAATTCCATTGGTGCCTGGGGCCGTATCATGGCCAGGAGACGCAGATGAGCCTCATTGTTCTCGTACTCATCATCATTCTCATCCTGGGTGTCGGCGGCGGCGCGTACTGGGGGCCGCAATACGGGTGGGGAGGACCGCATTATTTCGGCGGCGGCATTGGCCTGATTATCCTCCTTCTTCTTATCTTTTTCCTGTTCGGCTATCGTTGATGAGCAAGTACCAGGCCCGTGCCGCGTTGAGCCAGTTGGTCGGTCATCCGGCGTTGATCGCGCCAGCCTACGCCAATCAGGGCGTGACTGTTGGGACGGAAGTCACTTCCAGTTTGATGTTGGACGATCTGCGTGACCTCGCCGCTTTGGTCGAGGCCGAAGAGATCGCCAAGAACGCCGAACGACGGGCGGTCCTTGCTTCGTCTTACGGTTACGAAGAAAGCGGCACCAAGCCGTTCGTCTTCGCCGAGGGCAACGCCATCATCCCCGTTCACGGCATGTTAATCAATCGGTTTTCCGGTTCGTACGGGTTTGTCACCGGCTACAACTTCATCCGCAAACAGGCACTCGCGGCCAACGCCGATCCCGACGTGAAGACAATCATCTACGACGTGAACAGTAATGGCGGCACCGTGGCGGGCTGCGAGGAAACCGCCGACCTGATTTACGGCCTGAACGCCAGTCAGGGCGGCAAGCCCTCCGTGGCGGTGGTTGACGCCAATTGCTATTCGGCGGCATACATGCTGGCGTCACAGACCGATCATATCGCGATCACGCCCTCAGGCGGTGCCGGATCGGTCGGTGTCGTGATGATGCACGTGGACGTGTCGAAGGCTCTGGAAGACTTCGGTGTGAAAGTCACCTTCATCCACGCCGGGGATCACAAGGTTGACGGCAATATGTTCGAGCCGTTGAGCGATGAAGTGAGGGCCGATCTTCAGGCCGAAGTGGATGCCGCGTACGACACCTTCGTCGCCAAGGTCGCACGCGGACGTAGTGTCAGCGACGAAGCCGTGAGAGACACTGAGGCGCGGGCCTATGGCGCGCAAGACGCACTGGCTCTCGGGCTGGTGGACGCTATTTCCAATCCGTCCGAGGCGGTGGCGTCTTACACCGCCGCTGTTGCCACTGAAGACAATCAACCTGAAAGTGAGGAAAACATGGCTCCGAAACCCGCCGCCGCCGCAGTTGATCCGGAAGTTACTTCCACCACGGCTGATGCTTCTGTCGCCGTCGCCAAAGCCGCCCGCACGGAAGAGCGCGAGCGGGTGAAGGGAATTCAAACTCACGCCGAAGCGACAGGTCGTGAAACGCTTGCCGCGCATCTTGCCATGAACACGGATATGGATGTGGAAACGGCTGGCGGCATCCTGGCGGCATCTCCGAAAACTTCCGCTCCTGTCGCGGAACAGAAGACGGAAGAGAACCACTTCAAGACGGCCATGAACAACAGCAAGCAGCCCAATCTCGGCATGAGCGCCGTTGAAGGCGATGACGAAAACGTGTCCGACGAAGAGAAGGATCGTAGACGCGCCAAAGCTATTTTGGTATTGCAACACGGCAATAAGCGTCAGGAACAGGCTGCACGCTAATCGCGCCGCGCCTCTAACAGAAGGACATCTTTCATGCCGTACCCCAATCTCCTGGCCGGAGGCGTTTACGACGAAGGCGCTTTCACGCCGTTCGACCTGTTCGCCGGTGAGTCCGATATCGTCACCAGCCAAGGTGTCGTCGGCACGTCTCCGATCCCGCAGTTCGTCCCCGTCGCTCGTAACACGGACGGCACCATCGCCGCGTGGGCCGATGTCTACGCCAGCATGACCGGCACGTTCTCCGGCGTGGGAACCGCCAATGACACCATCACGCTGAATGGTCAGGTGTTCACCCTGGTCGCTTCCGCCGCGTCGCCAAATCAGGTCACGATTGGCGGATCGCCAGCGCAAACCGCGACCAATTTCGCCACCAAGGCAAACGCGCTTTCCGCCTCGACCTTGATGCACGTCACGACGAATGGGGCCGTCGTCACGGTTTCCGCCATCACGCCGGGTACCGCCGGTAACAGTCTCGCGATTGCCGAGGCCGGTACGGGCTTCTCGTTCACGGGCGCGGCGACCGTTCTCGCGGGCGGTGCCACGGCGGTTGCCGGTACCGCCATCGGCATCTCCGCGCAACCAGCGGTCGCCGGAGACAACATCCCCTATTACACCGGTGGGGTGTTCAACTGGAAGGCGATCACATGGCCCGCTTCGGTCACGACGTTGGAACAGGCGAAAGTCGTGTTTGATCGTACCAACATCTTGATCGGCAAAGTCCTCGGTACGTCGGCTCGTATGACCATTCCGTGAACCCGGAAGTTACTTCCGTAACCGCCGTTTGCTCCTGGGCGACGGGCCGTTTATCAAGGGAAACACACCATGCGTAATAAGCAGTTCGCGCCCGCCTCTTTCACCCCGCGCATCGCGGCGGGAGATATCGGACTTTATTCAGCGGTTACGTTGCTCGACGTTCTCTACGATCCGGCGAACGCGCCGGAACTCGATCAGTTCTGGATGAAGTTCTTCCCGCGAACGATCAACTTCACCACCGAAAAGATCATGTTCGACGAGATCGACAACAACGAATACCGGCTCGCGCCGTTCGTCGCGCCGAACGTGCAGGGTCGCGTGGTCGCGTCGAAGGGTTTCCAGACCCGTTCGTTCAAGCCCGCCTATGTCAAGCCGAAGCACGTTATCGACCCGGCACGGACGATCCCGCGCCGTGCCGGTGAACTCGGCAGCATCCTCGGCGGTGGCATGTCGCTGCAACAGAAGTTCGACCTCATCATGGCCGACAATCTGCGGCGCGAGCGAGCCATGATCGAAAACCGGTGGGACTGGATGGCGTGCCACGCCATCGTGGACGGCAAGATCACGGTGTCCGGTGAGGACTACCCGACGACCACGGTGGACTTCGGACGCAACCCTGGTCTGACCACGTCGCTGACCGGTGCCGCGCTTTGGTCCGCTTCGACGGCGACACCAATGGCCGACATTCAGGCCAAGCGGACATTGGCATTCAAGCTGTCCCGCTCGCCGGTCAACACGCTGATTTTCGGCATCGACGCCTGGACGGCGTTCACCCAGGAAGATCACCCCGACGTTCAGACCTTGCTCAACGTGTTGCGTCGCGGTGGCGAGTCCACCTTCAACGCGCCGAACATCAGCGACGGCTCGCCCTACAACTACCAGGGCTATATCGCCGGGGCGAACACCGGTCGGCTCGACCTCTGGACGTACTCGAATTTCTACGAGAGCGACGGCACGGACGGCAACACGGCGGGCGTCGGGATCAACTACCTCGATCCGTCGTACGTCGTGGGTGTCGGCGGCGCGATCAACGGCATCTCCTGCTTCGGCGCGATCATGGATCGTCGGGCGCAGCTTCAGGCGCTTTCGATGTTCCCGAAGGTGTGGGACGAGGAAGACCCGAGTGTGACCTACTCGATGACGCAATCGGCTCCGCTCATGGTGCCGCTGCGCCCGAACAACTCGTTTCGTCTGAAGGTGGTTTAAGGAGGACTGTCATGCCGCGTTTAATTCCGATGGTTTCCGTTGGCGTCAGCCGGAAAGCGGGTACCCGCAATCAGACCATCTATCCGGCCATCGGTGAGATGTTCGACTTCACCGACGAAGAGGTCAAGCAAATCCGCGCCGAATATCCGGAAGGTTTGCGGCGTCCGATCAACGAGACGGCTGGCGGTTCGGGTCGAAGGGAGTCACAGCCGGAAGTAACTTCCGAGGAAGATCATTCGGGAGAAGAGAACGTTGAAGTCACCGAGGAAGAGACTTCGACGGTGCAATCGGCTGGGCGTATGACGCCGCAACAGCAGCGGCAGCAAGCCGCGCGACGGGCTGGTGGACGCCGCACCAACGAGGACGAAGATCTGTGAGTTTTCTCGATATCAAAGCCATGACGCGAAGGCAGGTTCACGCGACCTTCGCGGTTCCGTGCGTGCTTACCACGGGAGACGGGTCGTATGCTCTCACGGCTCGTCTCCACGGTAAGCAGATGGTCGGCGGCGATATCGAGTCACAGGGTTATTCCGTTACCATCGAAGGCGTCTTTCGCGTGGTGTTCAACCGTGAAGAACTGATCGCGTTGCTTCTCAAGCCCGTTCGCGGAGATCAGGTTGTCTTCCCCGACTACATCGGTCCCGGCCAGGACATGGCGGTTGAACTGGACGCCCGCGATGAATACGACGGGCCGATAGACGAGAAGTGGTCCGTGGCGTCGTTCATGTCCACCGCGACGGCGACGGCTTCAAGCGCGGCGGGTGTCGGTGACGCGGAAGGCGACGAATTATGAGCGTCGATATCGACAGCAGCGGGATAGAAGACCTTGAACATCTGTTCGAGAGTTTTCCGGACAAGGCGCGTCAGGCGATGAGCATCGCGCTCAACGAGACGGCGCGTGGCCCCGCGTTGAAAGCCGCGAAGCGCAACATCATGGCGCAGATCAATTTCCCAGAGGGCTATCTCGATACTCGTGTGGAATTCAAACAAGCCGCCACGCCCTACAATCTGGAAGCGCGCATCGTGGGTCGTGACCGGCCAACTTCGCTGGCCCGCTTCACGCCAGCCGGGACGCCGGTCGGTCGCGCCGCCGTGGCCAACCGGGGCCTCACAGTCGTCGTCAAGCGCGGCTCGCCGCAGCGCATTCCGCAAGGTTTCCTGGTCAACCTCCGTAATTCCAACATCGGCCTCGCCATCCGGCTGAAACCCGGCGAGACTGTCAAGGGCGTGCAACGGTTCAATCCGGTGCGTCTGTTCCCCAACGTCTACTTGCTGTACGGGCCTTCGGTGGATCAGGTTTTGACCGACGTTGGCGACCAGATAGCCGAGGAAGTAACTTCCGATGTCGCGACCGAGTTCCATCGGCAGTTCGCCCGTCTCACGGGATTGGGCTGATGGCGTTCGGAGGCGACACCAAACAGTTCGTGATCCTGAAGCGTCTGACGACGCTGCTTGAAGGCGTCACTCCGGCCAATGGATATGACTTCAACCTGACCGGCAAGGTCTTCCGAGGCAAGCTGGTGTTCGGCGCGCAAGAGTCCACGCCATTCGTTTCGATTGTCGAGTTTCCGCGACCCGATACCGCGCCAATAGAGGGAGGGACAGAAAGGCTTCGTCGGCTTGAAGAATGGGAGTTACAGGTACAGGGATGGACGAAGACGACCCAGGCCAATCCGACCGATGAACTCTATGGGTTGAAAGGCGCGATTGAACACAGGCTGGCGCGGATCATGGACCCAGACGTTAGCGACTACAGACTTGGGCGCATACTTGATCGTGCGCGTATCGGACCCGGCGTGGTGCGGGCGGCTACTCCACAAGTGGCGGGAACAGAAGCCCTATACCTCCCGTTGATTATCCACTACACTTACAACGTCGCGGACCCTTGGGCGGTCTGATAACCAAACCAGTGTGAAAGGCAACAGGCCATGGCTGACAATCTTGTTCTGGGACGCGGCAAAGTATTCATCGCACCCTATCCGAAAGGCGAAACGACCGGCGGCACCAAGGGTTATCTCGGAGCCACGCCATCGTTCGCCCTGGCGCAGTCCAACACCAAGCTGGATCACTTCAGTGCCGAAGGCGGGCTGAAGGTGAAAGATCGTTCCGTCATTCTGACCCAGGACATGACGATCACGCTTGAAGTCGATAACATCATGGAGGCTAATCTCGCGCTGTGGTTCGGTGGCAATAACACCGACGCGGAACCGAGTGACGCTCCGGGTGATCTCGGCACCATCGCCATCATCGGTGCCGCCGATGCCATCTTCGGCGCGGTGTTCTTCGAAGCCGATAACGCCGAGGGCACCAACACCAACTACTGGTTCCCATATTGCAACATCTCGCCCAGCGGCACCTTCGCTTTGAAGGGTGATACGTGGCAAGTGATGACGTTCAATATCGAGGCGCTGAAGCGCGACAGTTCCACCGAACGTGTCTACCTCTACACGCCTGATCCTGGCACCAGCGCGGCTGACGATGATACCCCGCTTCTCGACATTGATGACGTGGCGGTGGCGGGTGGCGGCGGTAGCAGCGCGGTGGCGGCTACGGGAGGAACGGTCACGGCTCCGGGGACAGCGACGGTGGGCGGAGCGTTCACCGTTGGATATACCCTCACAGGCGGCACGTCTGGCTACATCATACTACATAACGGCACGGCGAATTACGGCAGTTCCAAGCATGTGACCGGTACCGCCGGTAGCACTTCGCCCTTCACCGTCGCGGTGGCCGGTAGTTACACGGCGAAGCTGTTCGACAATTCGGCGGCGACCGGAACGGCGCTCGCCACTTCCGGGGCTATCGTCGTCAGTTAAGGCCCGCCGTCTCGGGAGACGCGGTGGAGGGCGGGGCCGTGAGGTTCCCGCCCTCTTGGTATCAG